CAAATGCCACATGCAGTGAAACCAGTGGACGATAACGATCCATCGAAAGCAGCACCAACAGCAGCAGAAGCACTAGCAGCACAGCGAGAAGGGTTTGACGAAGCCGCGCAACTAACGACTCAGACTCCGGCAGCGACCACCCAGGCCGCTCCAACCCAAGACGAAGTGCATGCCAAGGCAAAGAGTGACAAGGAAGCGGCAGCACAGGTTGAAACAGAAGCAAAGGCGAAAGCCAAGGCTGATGAAGAAGCCAAAGCAGCCGAGTTGAACAAGGCCGGGTATACCAAGACCGAAGTTGAAACCATGTTGAAGAAGCAAGTAGACGAACTGCGTGCCGAAAACAGCAGGGAACTCAGCAAGGCATTTGGCAAATTCGGCAGTCTTGAACAACAGGTCAAGGCGCTATCTGAAAAAGCAGTAGGCGTTCAGTTGACAGACGAGGACGTTGCAGACATCAAGGCAGAGTATGGCCCTGAACTCGCAGCCTCCCTGATGAAAACTTTGAACAAGGCTTTTACAAAGACGGCGATAGCAGCAAAGTCTGCAGCAGCGGCACCAGTAGTTGATACAGCAGCGATTGAAGCATTGGAAACCAAGTACAAGGCCGATATTGAGCAAGCTGTTGGCACTACCAAGACCGCAATGACCAAAGAGTTTGAAACCAAACTCCTAAGCCTTACTCACCCTGACTGGAAAGACGTAACCGGCATATTCGACAAGGATGGTGTCTGGAAATCATGGCAACCTGGATTCAAGTCGTGGATGGACGCGCTGCCGGAAGCTGACCAGAAGAAGATTGTTAGCGGTTGGGATGCAGGATTCGTTTCACAGAAACTCACTGAATACAAGGCATTTGGCAAGACTAAGGCTGACGAAGCAGCCACTCAACAACAAAGCGGCGAGGGGAAGAAAGTTCCTACGCGCATGGCGCAAGGTGTGCAGCCAAAGACTCAACAAGTCACTGCCACCAGCACAAAGAGCGCGCTCGACTATCAACGCGAGGGCTACGCTTCGGCAATGTAAGTTGTAATCAATAAAAAAACGATCCGGCCAAAGCCGGGCAAACAATAATAAAGCAGGGAGAAACATCATGGCATTTCAGGACTATGCAAGTCAGCCTGGTCGTATCAATAAATTACTAGGGCAAATCCTCGCGCACGCCGAGCCGATGGAAGTCACCGGCGCAATCGGTATCATGAAGGACGTTCCGAAGAACAAGGGCGACACAGTTATTTTCCGGCGTTGGATTCCGGTTGGTTCCACTGACCAAAACAAATTCTTCCCGCTGACTACTGCGGTTGATCGCGGCAACGCTTTCTACCAGCAATACATCGCGTCGGAAGGTATCACGCCGGGGCCGCTGTCCCTGACCGCACAGGACTATCCTGTGACCTTGCAGCAACTCATTATCATCTTCGGGTTCTCGGACAAGATGGCCGAGCAGTACGAAGACGACGTGCCTGCTGAGTACAAGGTGCAGGTAGGCCAGCAACTCGGACTCGCACGCGAAATGCTGCGCTACGGCCAACTGAAAGGTTCGACCAACCAGTTCTACGGCGGCACAGGCACTAGCCGCGCTACCGTGAACGGCAAGATTAGCCTGCCGCTTCTGCGCAAGATTCGCAAGAACCTGTTGGCAGCGCACGCCAAGAATGTTACCAAGATGCTGAAACCTGGTGTCGAGTACGGCACTGTGGCAGTGCAAGGATCATTCATGGTGTACGGACACACCGACCTTAACGGCGATATCTACGATCTGCCGAAATTCAAGGACGCCACGGACTACGCCCAAGGCGCGGCACGCATTGCCGGGGAAGTTGGCGCAGTGGAAGGATTCCGCTTCGTTACCTCGCCTGACCTGCCATCCGTACTGGATGGTGGTGCGGCAATCGGCTCTAGCGGGCTGCAATCCAATCTCGGCACAAGCATCGACGTGTACCAACTCATCGTAGCTGGCGCAGACGCATGGGGTCAAATCACCATGAAGAACGCAGGCGGCGTGAGCGGCACGGAAGCGAAGGTGCTGATGCCGGACAAGGAAGACAAGAACGACCCTGCCGGGCAGCGTGGATACGTTGTAGCCAAAAACTGGTTCAACGCGCTTATCACCAACACTGGCTGGATCGCAATCCTACAAGTTGGCGCTATGGCCTAATTGCCATAACAAGGACGCCGGGTAATGCCCGGCTCCGCACAGGAGAACAAGATTATGGCAGGAAATTTTACACAGGCTCAGATTGAAGAGTTTGTAGGCACATTCAAAGACCCTGCGGAGCGCCGGGCGCTTGATGCATTGTTCACACAGAACACCCCCGCATTCGGCACTGCAGACACGTCATACACTCGCCCATCATATCCGGGACCTACATATGGTGTCACACCGGCAGGAGTCGGGATCACCGTGCAGGAATTTTGTGCTGACGGCTATGGTCACTATACCATCCTGAATTTTGACGGCGTATTGTCTGTGCTTCCGGCAATTGCTGGTGGTGCATCATTGGGCGTAGGCGTGCTTGTTTACACATTGCCAGTCGGGGCGCAGATGTACAACGCATCTTTCTTCGATGTGGGCATTACGCAGACTACCGGACACATCAACGCAAACACACCCGTTGTCGGACTCGGCACAACGATTGCCTCTGGCGCAGTATCCGTGCTGTCAGGCACGGCAACTTTCCAGAATATCAGCGTTGGTGCCACGGCAGCCAACTGTACAGGTACGCCAACTGTACAAGCGGCAGTACCGACTGCAAACTCCGGTATCTCGCTAGTAGCGGGAATTGGCGCACTGAAAACAGTGTACTTCAATGTTGCGGCAGCTTGGGCTGCGTCTGGTGATCCTGCTGCGATATTGACCGGAAGCATTATGCTGAATTGGGATATGTTGTATCCAGCAGCGACTTAATCTTACAAAGGGAAAAATAAAATGACTATGAAATTTCAAGACAGTGCTGGCATAACGATGAGTTCTGTAAGCGCAGTACTGTCTTTGGGTACAACCAGCACATATACGACAACCGTAACCACAGAGGCAATTATCAACGGCAAGTGGGGTACTACATTGGGCGCACAAACCAATACTGCCACGCCGACGACGGATGCAAATACCGGGGTTGCGTTCCCGCCTGTGCCTATCAACAATGCAGTTGCGATTGTGTTTGGCATTACCTTGGCAGGTGCGATTGCGATGGTGCAGGGGCCGATTACTCCAACCGCTGTTGGCGTGACAAGCACTGCCGGTGCATTTATCAATCCTCCGCAGTTCCCTCCGTTGCCGGATAACTTCTGTCCTCTTGGCTATACACTGGTGCGCGTTGCGCCATCGGCAGCGCCATTCGTGGCAGGAACATCAAGCTGGACAGCATCAGGAATTACCTCGCTGGCAGTGGTCAACATAGCTGCACTGCCTGATCGTCCGCAAGTAGCGTAATAGGCTAGATGGCGTTTGATGGTACGGCTCGGCTAATCGCCCCCACACCAGAAACAACGCCCGGCCCTACGGCAAGACCGTCCGCGCAAGAGACGCAATGCCACATATGGGGAGAGGCAATCTCTCCCCATTTTTCTGAAAGGAAGCATCATGGCTG